GTCAAGTCCAGTATCATCAAGAAGTATCTCCCTGTGATGAATACCCTGATCAATAAGTATCTTCAAGAACTTGAGTTCTATGTCAATTTTAATCTTGACGATACTTTTAATGAAACGATCAAGTCCAGATTTAGAGATGAGTTTTCTTACGCTTCTTTCTCTGAGGGTGAGAAGATGAGGATCGATCTGGCACTGCTGTTCACTTGGAGAGAGGTTGCCAAACTGAAGAACTCGGTCAATACCAACCTTCTCATTTTGGACGAAGTTTTTGACAGTTCGCTAGATAGTAACGGCACTGCTGACTTTATCAACATCCTTCGGAACATTACGGAGGGTAACAATGTGTTCGTTATCTCACACAAGCAGGACATCCTGCACGATAAGTTCGATAATGTGATACAGTTCAAGAAGGTCAAGAACTTCTCCAAACCCGTACAGATCAATGAAAGTACCTAACTGGCAACACCACAGTAAGAAGGATCAGAAGCGCCGCCTGAAACCTCAGGCAATGAGAGCACGTAAGGAGGCGCTCAGACAATTCAAAAAGCGTCACATGGGTCGTCCGAAAGGGCGACCTTTTTCTGTATCATATGTCCATACTGATTCGGACTTCCAATGATCGCCTTTTCCCACGAAGTCAAAGACAACCTTGCTCGCCTGCTCGCTACTGAAAACCTGATCGTTGAGCACAAGCAAGTCAGCACTGCATCCTTTGACGTACAAGAACGTGTTTTGACTCTGCCTATGTGGCAGAAAGCTTCCTCCATTGTCTATGACCTACTGGTTGGTCATGAAGTTGGTCATGCACTGTATACCCCCAACATTGACTGGCGTGAAGATAACTACAAGAACGTTCCTCCTTCCTTTGTGAACGTTGTTGAAGATGCTCGCATCGAGCGTTTGATGAAGCGTAAGTTTCCTGGGTTTGCTAAGACCTTTCACAAAGGATACAAAGAACTTTCTGATGATGACTTCTTCAGCATTGCTGATGAAGATCTGAGCAAGATGAATCTGATTGATCGCATCAACCTTCACTTTAAGATCGGACTCTTTACTCCTGTCCCATTTTCTCAGGAAGAAAACAAGTTCGTTGAATTGGTTGAAACTTCTGAAACGTTTGCTGATGTTCTTGAGGTTTCTTTGATGCTGTTCGAGCATGTCAAGAAAGAAAATGAAGATCGGAAGAAAACCGACCTTCCCTTCAACCCTGAACAAACCAATAGCGAACCATCCTCTAATAGCAGCGTCACTGAGGTAGAGACACCTAACAGTGAGCAGAGCGACCTTACAGGCGATTCTGAAGGGGATTCTGAGGGGTCTGGAGAAGAGGTTCAACCTGACAAGGTATCCAGCACTCCTGAGGGTGGACTCTCTAATGACTTTGAATCTCAAACCGAAAGTGCTTTTGAGAAGAACCAAAAGAAACTGATCAACCATGGAATGGTAGAAACCACCTATGTTGAGTTCCCAGAAGTCATTCTTAACAACGTAGTTATTCCCACTGCTGAAATATCTGAACTCTGCAAGAACTTCTACTCTACTGATTTTGTTGAGGGTACTTGGCGTAAAGAAATTTACGAGCAATCAGTGAATCACTATGCTCACTATAAGAAAGATGCATCTCGTGGTGTGTCATATCTTGTCAAAGAGTTTGAGTGTAAGAAGTCAGCAGATGCATATGCTCGTGCTGCAACTTCTCGCACTGGAGTTCTTGATACTTCTAAACTCCACACTTACAAGTACAATGATGATCTCTTTAAGAAGGTAACTATCATCCCTGATGGAAAGAGTCACGGTCTTGTCTTTGTTCTTGACTGGTCTGGCTCTATGCAAGATGTTATTCTTGATACTGTCAAGCAACTTTTGAACCTCGTGTGGTTCTGTAAGAAGGTCAACATTCCTTTCGAGGTTTATGCATTTACCTATGACTATTCGGATACCCGAGAGTCCTACGAGGACGATGGTTCTGAGATTCAAGTTCTTGAAAACAACACTCTTTACATGTACAGGAACTTCCGTCTTCTGAACATGCTTTCTCACACTCGTAATTCTGCTGAGTTTGAAGGTGACTGTAAGAATATTTTTACTCTTGCCTATGCTTTCCAAAAGCGGTCTTGGGATCTTTGCCCTGCTGGTCTTGGACTTTCTGGAACTCCTCTGAATGAATCTTTGATTGTTCTTCGTCAACTGCTTCCTAAGTTCATCAAGGATAACAAACTCCAAAAAGTTAACACTGTTATTCTCACTGATGGTGAATCTGCAAGCATTGCTCGTGTAGTTAAGACGAAAGATTATTACGACAAAACCAAGGATCGTTGGGGTCGTGTTGGATTGAACACTTCTTGTCAGATTCGAGATCGTAAGATCGGTCGAGTTTACAAACCTTCTTGGAATGATCACTACTGGAAAGGTGGTGTTACTCATATCCTTCTTACTAACTTGAGAGAGAATCTTCCCCAGGTAAACTTTATCGGCATCCGAGTTCTTCCTAGTCGTGATGTTGCCAACTTCTTCTACACCTATGCTGGAGAATATTCTGAGTCAACTAAGAAAGTGTGGAAGAAGAATCGTTCCTTTATCATCAAGGACAATGGTTACGATGCTTTGTATGCGATGTCCTCTACATCTTTAAATGAAAGCGATGAATTTGAAGTTTCTGATGATGCTACAAATGCTCAGATTCGCACGGCATTTAAGAAATCCCTCAAAGCAAAGACCCTCAACAAAAAGATTCTCAGTTCTTTTATTGAGTATGTCGCTTGAGGAACTGTCCACGCCACCCCAGATTGGGGTGGTTCTACCCCTATACTGAGTACATCAACGAAACAAACCAATGCCTCGAATGTCTAACCTCAACACCAACGAACTGATTTCGTTCCTGTCTGAAAACTATGGTTCTGAGATCAGCAGCAATGCAGTAAAAGCTGCTGCTGATGAATTCAATGTTTCTTATCCTACGATTACCAAGCGACTTGAGCAGTATAAGATTGGTTATGGTCGCTGGAATTTGACTGTTCAAGAACGTCTTGAGCAAACCTATCAAGCATCTTCTGCTGTTCCCGAACGGGAAAGTATTGATCTTATTCCCATCAAAGATGCTACTTTTGTCCCGTTCGGTAACTTTGCTGACGTAAAGAAAGTCATCCAGTCAGGTTTGTTTTACCCCATGTTCATTACTGGTCTGTCTGGTAATGGTAAAACCTTTGGTGTTGAGCAGGCATGTGCTTCCCTAAATAGGGAGCTGGTTCGTGTCAACATCACCATTGAAACTGACGAGGATGATCTTATTGGTGGTTTCCGTCTTGTTAATGGCGAAACTGTCTGGCATAATGGACCCGTCGTGGAGGCTTTGGAACGTGGAGCAGTTCTCCTTCTAGATGAAGTTGACCTTGCTTCTAACAAAATCCTGTGCCTGCAATCTATCCTTGAGGGTAAGGGTATCTTCCTGAAGAAGATTGGCAAGTATGTGCAACCTGCTGCTGGTTTCAACATCGTTGCTACTGCCAACACCAAGGGCAAGGGCAGCGATGATGGTCGTTTCATCGGCACCAATGTTCTCAACGAAGCATTCCTTGAGCGATTCCCTGTCACCTTTGAGCAGGAGTATCCTTCTCCTAAGATTGAGCAACGTATCCTTGAGGGTATCTCTCTTGATCTTGGTATTGAAGATAGTGAGTTCTGCAAGTGTCTGGTTGATTGGGCACAGATCATTCGTAAGACCTTCTACGAAGGTGCTATTGATGAGATCATCAGCACTCGTCGCTTGACTCACGTTGTTCGTGCCTACAGCATCTTCAACGACAAAGCAAAGGCAATCAAGGTTTGCCTGAATCGCTTTGATGATGAGACCAAGCAATCCTTCCTGGATCTCTACGACAAGGTTGATGCTGGCGTAGACCTTGACGAACAGGTTCCGTTCTGATATAATGGGGGAGTTCTCTCCCTCTTTTTTTATGGACCTGTGGAAAGAGTATAAGAGGACTCTTTACAAAACCTTCCCTGATTTAAAGATAGATCATGTGTGGGCAGATTGGTCAGGTGAAACAAACCTGAGAGCAGAAATCTGGAAGAGTCCTCAGTTTATAAAATCCAGAGCAGTAGATATCTGGAGTGAAAAATCAAACATCTACAACACCATCATGTATCCAAAAACAGGAAAGAATCTTCCTTGCTTTGGTATGGACCTGATGGGATTCTTTGAAAAGAAAGTCATCATTGTGTTTGACTTTCAGCATCCTGTGGAAAACTATTTGTTTTCTGTGGGAGACAAACTGCCAAAGGCAGAAGGAACTTTTAGATTCTTTGAACCTGGCAATCATTTCTCAGAGCATGTCTATGTTCGTAAATGCACAATGTCAGAGGTAAACAACTATCTCGATGACTTTGCTGCCTATTTACAAGTGTACAAAGATATGCTAGAATCTGCTGATCCACAAGGAACAGACGAAACTGAATATAGGGACTTCGATTCCTATATGAAAAAACTGGATCCAGTGAGTGGGTATCTTGCCAACAACTTCGGCAAGGAACGAGCAGAACAATTTGTAGACGAGTTCCTTTTCCCCTATGGCTAACGCTTGGTCTTTACTTTACGATGTACTTGAAATGGACGACAACACTTTTAATTTGAAAACCGACATGATTCCTAACTCTCCAGCAACTCCTTGGAAGTATAATGAGGAAGAAATTGTCAAAGAACTTCTTGAATATATTCGAGGAACTTACAACCAACACTATTCTGCTGGTGACGACAAGATTCAAACTCTTGATCTTATTGAAGCATGTGGTGATGGAGAAGCATTTTGCCGAAGCAACATTCTGAAGTATGCGTCACGATACGATAAGAAGGGCACTGCCCGCCGTGATATCATGAAGATTCTGCACTATGCAGTTCTCCTCATGAACTTCAATGATAAGAATGCTGTCCGTGAAACCTACAACCAGTGAACATGAAACTATCTGATAAGACCAAAACCATTCTGAAGAATTTTGCTCAAATCAATAATTCTATCAGTATCGGTGAAGGCAGTGCTCTTTCTACCATCTCTGTCACTAAAAACATTTTTAGTAAAGCAACGGTCAGTGAAGAGTTTCCGATGCCCTTTGCCATTTATGACCTAGCACAATTCTTGAACGGTATCTCTCTGTTCTCGGACCCTGATATTGAATTTGATAACACTTCATATCTGACCATCAAGAGTGGTCGCACGAAGGTCAAGTACTTCTTCTGTGATCCTGATCTAATTGTTTCTCCAAAAGGTAAAGCAGTTCAACTCTCAGATTATGAGTTTGAGTTTGAACTTACCTCTGATACCTTGGACTCTTTGATTCGGAGTGCAAGTGTTTATGGTCTTCCTGACCTTTGTTTAGAATCTGGTGGCGGGGAAGTTTGTTTGGTTACTAAGGATAAAGACAACGAAACATCTAATACTGTTTCTTATGTTGTTGGTGAATCCGAAGTTCCATTCTCCTTCAACTTTAAAGTTGAGAATATTAAAATTATTCCTGGCAACTACAAGGTTGAAGTTACTAAGAAAGCAGCACACTTTGTTTGCGGTGACTTAGAGTATTACATTGCTCTGGAACCTGATTCCAGTTATGGTTGATGAAGCACGTTCTTTTTACTTTGTATGATTGTGACC